ATACAATACCTGCGGCCATCACTAACGCTATTTCGGCGTAATTCAAAGCATGTACGAAGTGGTCAGGACCAGTAGATAGGTACACTGCCTTGGGGTTGCCCACGTCATCCTTCTCGTATGTTCTAACAAGAGCCTTAACATGCTCTTTGAATTCCATCGACACATCCGCTGGAAGTTCGATACGCCCGGCATGAAATCGTCCGGTCGTTGCGTCCAGCCAGTTGGTTCTATCGCAAGTTACTATTGGGGCGCTGCCGTCTTCCTCGGTTATCGAGACTTCTTTCCCAGCTTGACCGCGTCGATAACGGCACAAATAAACGTAACCAGGAAAACGACGTGCAAAGCGTCGAGCATCATTGATCTGAGGATCTGCATCTATTACACACGCCTTTATCTGCCACTCTCGCATCAACCTGTCAAGATCCTCGAATCGATCTCCGGGCATCTTACCTTCCCAAAGAACCTTACCTACTGACTTGGCATTAAGGTCAAGCCCAACGCCTTTAGTGATGAACTCCATCACTACAATGTGATTCCATTTGCCTTGGTCGATACCCATCACTATCAAACGATCCCCGCCTATCTTCGGTCGCTTGTCGTTCTTAGTGTATTTGCGAATGGCTACATCGATTTCACTCTCAGTGATTTGCCCACCGTCCGGGATAAAGGGAAGACCGAGTTTTGAGTTATGAAACTCCACATGCGCAGCTTCGTCTCCAATGCCACGAAAATGTGCTAACACAATATCCGACGGGCTTACAGTGAATGAGTAAAGCTGATTGATGTAGAAGCTGCGATGATCGTCTTCACAGGCTACCGTTCGTTCCCAGAAACCGTCTTTCAAGAAGAGTGGTTTATCCTCGTGGTTCAATCTACCCTTGCATTCTTTGCATTTTAGGTAAGATCGTTTGACGTTAGGATCAGTGATTGTCTCGCCACAAATCTCAATGCAGTCAGGCCAAACCAGTTCTGTCCTTCTGCCACAGAGTGGGCAGGTAAAATAGTAGTGCTCTTGCGTGCCTTGCACGTAGAGTTTGTGGATACCATACTTCGGGATAGTCGGTGTGGACAGTGCCCAGACCGTCTTATGCACCTGCCCAGAGAGGCGTTCCAGTGCGAGCCACACGGCTCGCTGATCCATTTCGTCCGCCTCGTCAAGCACCAAAACGGAAACTGGAATTGATTTCAGGTTACTATCGCCACGGGAGCCACGGATGTAAAGATTAACACCGCTTGCGGATTGTTTTAGTCCAACTGTATTAGTGTCTGTGAACAACCTAGCAAGATAAGGTGAGTAAAGCAAGGCTGTGTTGAAACGGCTCTTGCTGAAGTCACTGGCATTGATGGCTGTAGGAAGAACGTACAGAACGTCTCGCTTAAGTTCGGCGACCGTATAGAAGGCGATGTTAATCGCTAATTCTGTTAAGCCCATCTGGGCTGCCTTCATCGACGTGTTGTACTGGGCTACGCTATTATGGATGTCTCTACACCAGGGGTGATATTTGAAGCTATAGGGACCGGGAAAGGGTGCGCCTAGCACCCGTCGATGCTCCACCCATCTCGAACAAGTAGAGAGAGTGCGAGATATTAACCCGTCTTTAAGCACGGCAGCAAAATCGGTTAGCATTTCACTCATGGGGAATCCAAGTTCAAATGAGCGTAGACTTGTTTTACCCAGTCGCACTTACAAAGCCATCGGCTTTGTCCACGCTTGTCATTTTCAGCACGCTCAACAATGGTCAGGTGACCAAATGTTTCGCCGACTTGTATCTTAGGTGATCTACTCATGCTAGTACAAAATCAACTGACTGTCTAAAGGCTACTTTGCGACCGTCTCCCCATCCATTGGACATCCGCAGTTGCTGATGTCCAGATAAGTTGGTGAGAGTTACGTCAATTACGTCACATTCTACGGTAATCGCGTTACAGCGTTTGGTTTCAATACAGTAGCTAGTTCCATCGGCTCGAAAGCATTCGAGATGGATCATTTCACTCTGGGTCTGGGGTAGTCGGATTGTCTTCACTTGGGGTTACTTTCAGGTCCAGTTGAACTGCCAACGGTTTTGTTCTGATGCGATTCCGTTCCTTCTGACGCTCAAGTTCTGCTTTCTCGGCTTCAAAGGCTTTACGTTCTTCGTACTCGCTGATCTCAAGCCAGCCCTTCTCTTTCGTCCAGGCTTTTGAGATATCGTAGCCTGGGCCTTGCCAACGTACCAGCATCTCCAACACATCGTCGTCAATGTCCACGTAAGGGTACGAGGTGAGGGACATGGTGTAGCGTCGGTTATCAGCAGTAATGGCTGTAACTTGGAGGGGATCAGAGCCCGCGTATGGATTATGAATTCGCATGTTTTGTGCCTTCGGGTTTGTCCAACATAATTAGAAGTGAGAACAAGAGCTTGACAATTTGAACCCAGTTGGCCGCAAACCAGTCTATTACATTAGACCAGTTGATAGCCCCAACGGTTGTGCCGTCATAAGGATTCAGTCGGGCAGCTTTGATTTCTTTGTTCCACTTGCTCAGTAGAACGGGATCATTACAGGCTCGCTCTACTGCGTCTATCTCTGGCTGAGTGATCTCGCCACGCTTGATCTTACGTTCGACCATGCGCTCCGCACGGCGTTTCAATGCTGCGTCTCTCATCGTTTCTCCAAAAGTTTTCAAAAGAAACGCCCCGAAGGGCGTTGGCCCAGGGATACTATTCCTGGGGATGTTCAGAGCCACAGAGAGGACTCGAACCCCTGACATGAGCTTTACAAAAGCCCGGCTCTGCCAACTGAGCTACTGTGGCTAATAACTAGGGGTGGGACTCGAACCCACGACTCTATGGATCTACCGACTGATCTACCCTAGCTTTTAGTTCATTACAGGTATCCACACCCCATCCGTGTAAAGAAGCATCACTGCTTTTAGCATATTCAACTTGGTTGTGAGTTTGATGTTTCCACCAGTTTTCAACTTTACGTTGCTGCCCTTTAACACTATCAAGTCGCCTTCTGCACCTCCGTAGATAAACTCGACATCCGTGTCATGTGCAGCCTGAAGTGAATAAAACATCGTACTTACATTTACTGAGTTGCTAGTTACATTGAGTGTGGTAGGGTTACCGATGTTGAGATTGAGCTTTACTCGCTCATTGTGTGCCCGTTGCAGTAGTCCTTCCTCAATTATTAGAGGTTTGGATGTCACAGCTTTACTGGTCTTCCTACTTCTAATTCAAACTCTGTTGCGGACAACGCGTGTCCCACAGGCACTACAAACTCACCATCAGTAGTCGGAGCTGTACTAACGAGTTTACCTGCGGTAGCTGCACTCAACCAGTAGTCTGCGCCAGGTGTAAGTCCACCAGTTTGACCTGTGATAGTGTCCCATTGGCCAGTGGTAGCTGTTACCACGCCATCTACTATTACTGTAACAGGTCCAGCATCCGGTGCGGACACGTCGGCTACCAAGCCAGCTACTCGAATCGTAGATTGAGCGTTGGCGCGTGCCAGTAATACATTTGCACCGTTGACATACACAGGTGTGCCGATAACCAGCGCGTTACCTGTGTTATTGGTCTTGGTGGCGCTGTTTGACAGGTCTAGCCTATCTCCAGCTTGTAACTGCTCTATCTGACCAGCAGTTATTACTAACGGTTTCTTTACAGTCATTACGTACCCCTACGTGTTTAATTTGTCTAGCTCTGCGTAGACGTGCAAAGTGATTAGCATGAACAAGTGGCTCACACCGACTACCGAAAGATAATGCACTGGGCCATAATAGATAGTGGGGAGTGCTATCCAGAAGCCCAAGCAAATTGGACAGAACCAAAGCACACTCTCTGTCTTCTTGAAGAGCCAGTCCCTGATCGGGGTGGCGAGTGTGCTCTCAGACAGCAGGGTCGCCAAGACGGCGACCGCTGCTGCTTGTTTCACGATTTCGATCATACTTCAACCCAGTTGATGGCCCCGTGTAAGTTAGGTGAGCCTGCTATGATGCGGGCACACAAAGCCAAAGCCCGTGGTGTACCGCCTATCGAGAAGCCCATTGTTATACGCGATAGTGCATTGGAGCCGTCCGCTGTCCTGCCAGCAACATATCCTAGGATCATTGGAGTTCCGGCTGAAGCATACAGTGATGCGTTACCAGAGGCTTCTTCCATCTTCGAGTTGGAAACATCTGACCACGACAATGATCCGCCCGCCACTGTTGGATTCTGAATCAAGCAGTATTCGGCTGTGGCGTTAGTGTCTGTGTTAGTCATAGTCACAGAGATGTTACGCGGACGTGTACTTCTGTTTCCAGCTTTGATGCGAATAGCTTTAATGATCGTCCAGTTGGTTGTACAGATGATTTCCGCCGCGCCACTTGAAGCTGCTCGCCCGCGTCCAATTGGCTCTGGCCCCTCTAAGGACACCGTGGCGCAAATGGCTGTCAATGTGCTACCTGCGGCCTGCGCCCCATTACCACTGATTTGGAAATGAATGGGAAGCACTGGTGAACGCATGTAA